AAAGGCTAAATTCAACGCACTTGCTAAAAAATGGAATGCAAAGTTCCCTAAATTAAAAGTAAGTTGGATTAAGTAATAAACAATTAAAAAAAGAAAAGGCGTAGAGTAACATCTACGTCTTTTTTTTGTAATAAAATGTTATAATTATCCTATTAGACATAGTCTAATTTAGGAGACCCAAGATTTACAAGTTGTTTTTAAAAATTGGCGCAGTATCTTTATTTTTAACCTTATGGATGATATTTTCTCCAACAGATTTTTCTTATGCTGAAGGGGAAATTAATCAGGAGCAGGTAATAATTAGCCCTGCCCAACAGGCAGTTAATACAGCCCTACAAACAGCCAATACAGAGGTCCAGCAGGCCATTACAGCCACAAACAATGCTGTAGTAGAGGTAACACAAGCACAAGCCGAATATTCCCAAGCCCAATCTTCCACAACAGAAATATCATCAAAAATCTCTTTGGCTAATGCAGAAATAAATAATGTTCAAACTGCTATTAATAATATTAGTAATGTCGATCTATCTGTTACCCCAATAGATCAAAGTTCTCAAGTGATTCAAGATGCAAAGGCTACAGTAACTGTTGCAACTACCGCTATAAATAATATAGGAACACAAATAACAGAGGCTCAAACAGAAATATCTGAAGCCACATTAGCAAAAACAGAAGCGGTAACAGCCCAAGCCACAGCACAAACAGAATTAACACAGGCAAATATTGCTATTGATAATGCTCAAACAGCAGTAAATAATTTACAGGCAACTATAGGAACTAGTACAAATGTACTTGCTGGAGTAGACGATGCTGGTGTTCAAATGAATCTTCCATTCGGAATGCAAATGGGTGGCACTGTTTATAACAATGTTTATGTTGGATCTAATGCAACTATAACATTTGGAACAAATGAAGGCCATGTGTATTGGCAAACTCCTAACGCACCATCTGTATCTATAGCAGGATGGGACTGGACAACTTGGAGTACAGGAACAGGTATTACTTATGCAACTACTGGAACAAGTTTAGATATTGCTTGGGACCTTCGTCCATTTCCACAACAAGATGCTTCTACACAAATGGTTCAAATTAGATTTAATGCTGATGTTAATCCTAATAATGGAGCATGGATAGCAGGTGTAACTGCTAATGGACCAATACCAGATCAAGCAAGATTTAATTATAGAGAAACAACTGGTGGAGCAGTAAATGCAATTACAGATACTAATGTTGGAGCAGGTTTTGCTGGACAAATAAGTCAGGGCGCAGCATTTACCCCTTATGTAGATCCAAACACAGAAACAGTTCAGGCAGCAGTAGATTCAGCAAATGCAACCATTGCACAATTAAACTCAAGCCTTACTCCAGTAGTTGCTCAAAACACTACAAACACTTCTAATATAAATGCAATTAACACAACATCTTTAACCAATACCGTAAATTCAGCGGTATCAACAAAGACATCTCTTGAATCAACATTAAACACTAAAGCAGGTCAATTAACATCTGCCATCAACAATAACATTCCTACTCCCGCTCCAGTACTTGCGGAACCAATTATTGCTGGCACTACTGTAACAATTACACCCGAGTTACCAACAGGATACACAGCAAACACTTGGTTTTATCAAGTAGTAACAGATGATCCAACAGCAGAAAATCCTTATGCTGGGGGAACATATAATACAGATGGAGCACCAAGTTCTATTGAATTAACTGGTTTGACAGAAGGCGCTACATATACAGTTAGAGTTGCTAACTGGTCTGGACCTGTAAGTCAATATACTGAGACTGTTATTTCTATACCAGCAGAAGAAATTGTTCAAGCCCCATCTCAACCATCTAATATTGTTGCTCCTGATATGCCTGAACAAAATCAACCAGACGAGACCACTCCAACTGAAGAGGATAGTACAGAGACAGAAGAGACTCCTGTAGAGGAAACTCCTGTTGACGAAGTCCCTTCCGAAGAGCCTGAATCTCCTGAAACGGATACACCTGAATCTGATGAGCCTTCATCCAACGATGAACTAGAAAATATTCTTGAAGAAAATCAGGATTCTTTTGAAGAAATATCACAAGGCAATGATACCTTATCTGTAGAAGAAATACAAGATTTAGTTTCAGATTTAGTTGCAGATAGTGGTTTGAATGTATCTGAAGTTGCAGAAGTTTTAGAAGCAATTGCTAATGGCGGAGAGGTGTCTGAAGAAATTGCTGCAGAAGTTTCATCTACATTATCCGAAGGTGGATTAACCGAATCGGAGGCAGAATTTATTACAGAAATGTTATCTGCAGATGGAGAAATAACAACAGCAGAAGTTGTTAATTTATCAGAGGCATTAGCCGAAGATGGAAAATTTACCTTGGCTGAAAAAGATTTAGTTGCAGATGTATTAGTAAGTTCATCCGAAGGCGCCCCAGTTGAAGCATCAGCCATAGAGTCAGCGGGACTTGAATATCGTGATCTTCCACCAGCAATACCAGTAGAAGTGAGAGAAGATTTAAATGGTAACCCTGTTGTTATTACTGCAGAGGTAGCATCAGCATTATTAACACTAGAGTCTCCTGCTGCTTTAGTAGGAGCAATTAGTGGATGTTTTAATCCAGATGAAGCAATTGAAGGTTTGACAGAAGAACAGCAATGCGAAGTGTTTAAAGCGCTAGCAAATATAGGTGCTGATATGTCAGAAGAAGAAAGACAAACTGCAAAAGAAGTTCTTGTAGCAGCCGTATTGGTTGGTCAAGTAATTCTTGGTAGTTCAATAATGAGGATAAGGGGGTAATATGAACTGGTTAAAGAAAAGAATGATGGCGATTCTTAGCGAGAACTTCACATTTCTAGGATTTTTTGTAGCCTGGGTTGTACTTGAAGGTAGTGCTAAGACTGTGGTTGGATATGTAACATTAGCCTCAGTAGCCTTGTGGTTTTTAACTATAGGTATTAGAGAAAAAGCAGAAAAAGAAGAAGACTAATAATACTATAGTATAATATTTATATGAAAAAGGTGACCTCTGCCGTTATTTGCTGTATACTTGTATTAAGCCTTTCAGGTTGCTCAAGTCGATATAGGTATGAATGCCAGGACCCAGCAAATTGGAAGGAAGCAAAGTGCAATCCCCCAGCATGCGAAGCAACTGGTACATGTACAAAAGACTTAGTAAAGGAAACTAACAATGGGTAAAAGAAGAACACAGTCAGAATTAGATGGTTTATTAAAATTTATTTTAGGTTTAACTTTAGGTGGAATTTTATTCTTTACCACAATGGGAATCTTATATGCATTGGTTTTTGTTGAGCAACCATTAACTGGTCAATCAGAAAATGACAAAATGTTTTTTAATGTATTAGGTAGCGTAGCAACTTTTATTACAGGAACTTTAGCGGGTATTTTAATTGGTCAATCTGGTGCAAAAGATGTTATGGCAGCACAAATTGCTAACAAGGAAGTTGACGCTAAAAATACTATGGCAGATAAAAAATTAGAAGCAGAAATTGATGAAGCAAAAGCACGGAGACTTGCCAAACCAGATGGTGCCATGCCAGAAGAGCAACCAGTAGATACTAATTGGGATAAAAACTAAATATGTCTTCAGCAGAACAATTTATTGAAATTGCTAAAGCAGAAATTGGAACTGTAGAAGGTCCAAAAGATAATGAAACTAAATATGGCGCATACACCAAGGCTAATTTTCAACCATGGTGTGGGTCTTTTGTAAACTGGTGTGCCAACGAGGCAGGAGTAAAAATTCCTAACACTGTTTATACTCCAGGTGGAGCAGCAGCATTTAAAAAAGCAGGTCAATGGATTGATGGGGATGTTGCAGATCCAGAACCAGGAGATGTTGCATACTTTGATTTTCCGTCTGACGGAGTAGATAGAATTTCTCACGTAGGTATTGTTATGACAGACAATGGAGATGGAACTGTCTGGTGTATTGAAGGAAATACTTCTGGCGATCCAAAGGGTAGCCAACGTAATGGTGGAGAGGTTTGTAAAAAACTTCGTGCCTATAAGAAAAACAAGAAAAATATTATAGTTTCTATTGTAGGTTTTGGTAGGCCTAAGTTTGGTGAGGCTGCTCCAACTGCAGCAAAAAAACCTTCAAGTAAAACTAAAACATGCTCAGCATGTGGACAAACTATAAAATAATAGTGCTTGACTAACCAAAAATCTTTTGGTATACTTAAATAGATAAATCTGAGAGGAAATCCCATGACCTGTATTGCCGTCGTAAGACAAGATGGTAAAGTCTATATGGCAGGAGATCGTGGTGCCTCTGATGACGATAACATCATGTCAATAGTTGCTCCTAAAGTTTGGAAAACTGGCCCCTATCTTTTTGGATATGCTGGAACAATGGATGGAGAACGAATTAGACACAATTTTAAACCACCATTGCCTGAAGGCAATTTAGATAAGTTTATGTATACTAAATTTATTAAATCATTAAGAAAGTTTTATGAAGAATGGTGGGTAGACACAAGCAAGGATGCAGATTTTGGCATGATTATTTGTGTTCGTGGAAGAATATTTGAGCATAACGCAATTGATATGTCTCTTACTGAATATCAACAACCATTTCTATGTATGGGTTCTGGTTCAGCATATGCATATGGATCGTTATACTCAACACAAAAACAAAAAAATCCTAGAAATAGATTGAGACAAGCGGTTGCAGCAGCAATTGAATATTCTCCATCTTGTAAAGGACCAATAGATACGGTGAGTGGATAATGGAAGATATATTTAAAGAAGAACGGGAAGAACTATCAAATATTCAAGAATTTGAAATTTGGTTGGAAAATGGAATTAGTAGAAAGTGGATAACTCCCCCATTTTGTAATACACATGATGGAGATCCATATATGACTGAAGAAGAAGAACAAGAATGGTCAGATGGAGGAGATCCTTGTCAAGTTGTACTAAAGGTTATTAGTTAATGATAATTTTAGGTATTAATGAAACAACACATGATGCATCAGTGTCTTTGTTAAAAAATGGAGAACTGGTATTTGCTGCACACGCAGAACGTTTTAGTAAACAAAAAAATGACTGGTTTACTAATGATGAATTAATTGATTGTGCCCTTCAGTATGGAAAACCAGATCGCATAGCCTATTATGAAAATCGTTGGTTAAAAAAATCTAGAATATTGCTAAAAGGTGGGTTTGGCGGGGGAAAGCCAAACTATCTAGATAGAAAAGATTTAAAATGGGTACCAAGAGAATCCTTTAGTCATCATTATTCACATGCAGCGGCAGGATATTATACAAGTCCATTTCGTGATGCCGTTATTGTTGTTTTAGATGCTATTGGTGAGTACAACACATCTACTATTTGGGTAGGAGATGGCTCAAGTATTAAGCAAGTGTACAAAAAAAATTACCCATTTAGTTTTGGACTATTTTATTCAGCATTTACACAACTAGTTGGGTTAAAACCAAATGAAGAAGAATATATTTTTATGGGAATGGCAGCATATGGGGATGCAAATAAATATTATAATAAAGTAAAAGAATATTTTCCAGATTATAATACTCAAAAGTATAATTTTCATCAAGGAATTACTGACTGGGGATGGGTTACCGAACAAGACAAGTTTGATATTGCAGCAGCAGTTCAAAAGGTATATGAATTAAGACTTGCTGAGTTTATGAAAATGGCAAGAACCATTACTGGAAAAACCGAATTAGTATTTATGGGTGGCTGTGCATTAAACTGTTCTGCTAATACCCTATTGTGGGACATATTTGATGACGTTTGGATTATGCCAAACCCTGGAGATGCGGGTAGTTCGTTAGGAGCAGCAGCAGCATCATATGGAAAACATATTAAATGGGAAAATCCTTACTTGGGGTACGATTTAGGTGGAGAATATCCAGTTTCAGAAATAATTACAGAATTAATTAAAAATAAAGTTGCTGCAGTTGCAGTTGGTCGAGCAGAATATGGTCCTAGAGCATTAGGAAATAGAAGTATCTTGGCAGATCCAAGGGATCCAAATATCAAAGATGAAGTAAATAAAATTAAAAAACGTGAGTTATTTAGACCATTTGCCCCAGTAGTGTTAGAAGAATATGCAAATAAATGGTTTGATATGGACTTTAATTCTCCATATATGCAATATGCAGTTAAATGTTTACAACCAGAAAAAATTCCAGCAGTAGTTCATAAAGATGGAACATCTAGGGTTCAAACAGTAAATAAAGATCAACACCCAGGACTATATTCAGTCTTATCTAATTGGTATGCACTTACTGGTGTCCCAGTATTGTTAAATACTAGTTTAAACATTAAAGGACAACCTTTATTAAATGATGAAAATGATATTTTGCTTTGGGAAAAAACATATAATCAAAAAATAATAAAAGGTTAAGATGGCACAATCTGATTTTAATATATGGTATAAATCTTTTGATGAATCGTTTTTATATATTAACGAAAGATCAAATATAAAAAATGATTGGCTTAATTATGATGAAATTTTAAAAACTGAATATAAAGATTCTATACTTAAGCCTATTAACAAAAACTTTTATAAACTTTGTCCTCCTCCAAAACTTATATCTATTGAAAAAAATTCTGTAACCTTATGTCAAGAAAATTTTGCTGAAATATTTTTATTAAAAAAAATAAATTCGCTACATTTTGGCGCTACCGAAAAAATTCATATGAGGCAATTTTATTTGTCTAAAGAAAAACTACCCAAAGTTGATGATTGTTTTGATCCAGTTTTTAGATGGGCAATGCCATGGTTTATTGATATAGATGATGTTGAAGTTGATATATCTACGGCACCAGACTCACCATTTTATTTTTATGATTTTAAATATACAAGTAAAAAAAATATAGAAAATAGGATTAATCCTAGAATGTTATTTTTTAAATTTAAAAATGTTGGATCTCACATGATAGATAACGAGTGTGGTAGAATAAAAAGACAGCAACCAGCATATTTGATAAAATTTTCAGGTAGTGATATAATGATAGACAAGATAAAGGAGTTTTATGTCAAAGGTTAAGTTTTATCCATTTAATCAGGAAACAATAGATATAGCACCTTTGCCAACACCAGCATCTAAAAATATCCCAGACTGGTACAAAAAACAGCCAGCATACGGCGGTAATGAAGAAGAATTTCTTAAAAGAGGATTTACTGCATCAACTGTAAAAAGATGTATGCCAGTTTTTGATGCTTTAAACAGTGGGTATATAATTTATTTTCCATGTGATATATATATAGACGCTACCAATCCTGAAAAAATAGCCTGGTCTTTGCCAGAAAATATGAAAATGTTAAAAAGAGATTTAGTTTCTACTCATAGCCCAGAACAAGTTTCTCACTATCCAAGAGATGAAAAAAGATATCATAAAGAAGTTTTTAGGATTATGCCATTTTGGTCAGTTGGAACAGATAGCGGATACAGTTGTTTGTTTACACATCCAATACATAGAGATGCGTTGCCATTTCAAGCATTTTCTGCAACAATAGATACTGATAAGTTTGTAAGTGATGGGCATCTATCTATGTATATTGAAAAAGATTTTAAGGGAATAATTGAAAGAGGAACACCATTAGTTCAGGTTATACCTTTTAAAAGAGATAAGTATGAAATGGAACTTGTTGATATTAAAGATTCGTCAAAATTTATAAACAAACAAAGACTTTTTGTAAGAAGCAAATTTAAAAATTTTTATAGAGACAATTTAAGAGAAAAAAAGGAATACAAATGAGCGAATCACAAAAAATAACTTTTATTCCAGCATTAGAAAATTTTCAAGATTTTTATTCTTCACCAGTTCCAGCAATAACAATGGTGCCAGAGTGGTACAAAAGTTTAACTTTGTATGGTGATACAAATGATATTAAAAATTTAAATCCAGTAAACCATATTGGTACAGATGGAACCTTGGTAGATACTAAAAAATGTATGCCATTTTTTGATGCGCTTACTTCTGGATATTATTATTTATTAGAAGATGATTTGCATGTTGACTTATCCGATAGCGGATTTCCTACCCTAACCTGGAAAGGAGATATTATGCTATTAGATAAAAGACCTACAATGCAAGTACCAATCCCAAGTGATTGTCATCAACTTCATTTTGGTTTTAGAATGAATTGGTTTTATCGTACACCGCCAGGACATTCTGTTTTAGTAACACATCCAATGAACAGATATGATTTACCATTTTATACACTTTCTGGAGTAGTAGACTCTGATATTTGGGGATTGCCAGTATTTTTTTCATTTTTCTTAAAAAGAAACTTTATAGGAACAATACCAAAAGGTACTCCAATTATGCAATTTATACCATTTAAAAGAGATAATTGGGAACTTGAAATAAAAAATGATAAAGAATCAATTGAAGAGGAAGAGTTTAAGGCAGAAAAAAGACGCACAATGGTGACTGGATATTATAAAGAAGATGTTTGGCAAAAGAAGAGGTATCAATAATGCCAGAGGGAGTTCAAAACGATTCAATAGATAGCATTAATGTAGTAATGTATTCTTACAGAGATAAGGATGCAATTAAAACTTTAGAAAATCTTATGCAAAAGTGGTCTGGTAAAATATTTTTGTTTGTTCATTGGCATGACCAGTATGGAACAACTAGAAACAAAATGTTAGAAGACTTAATAAATTCCTATGATTATTGTAACGGCGCTTATGTTAAGGTTGCTTGGGATGATATGCAAGGTGCGGTTGATTATAAAGATAGAAGGCTAAAGGTAACCTTTGGTGGTAGATATCATCTAAGCATTACTCCTGGAACAATGGTAGAGCAAGATTGGGACCTCAAATTAGTTGATTTTGTTAAAAGTAAAAATATGAATGTGATAGTTTCTGGAAGCAATAAGTTAAAAATTGACAAAGATGGTCCATTTTTTATTAAAAAAGAATTATCAGAAATAAACGATTTTACTTTAACTAATTTTATAGATAGAAATTTTATTTTTGGAAATGTAATTAAAATGAAAAATAGTTTTCTGGGAAGTTATAATTTCCCTGGTTGGTTAAAATACTATGGAGAAGAAGAAATTCTTTCCATACAATATTTTAAAGACAATATTGATATTTATGCAGCGCCAAAAGATATTGTTTCAGTTAGCAAATATACTACAATAGAAGATTTTAATTATTATCTTACATTTTCAAAATATCATAACTATAATGAAGCATTAAATTTATTTAAAAATGGAGAAAATAGTGTTGTTGGCAAAATAGATAAAGAAATAGTTAATAATTTTTCTAAATTTCATAATTTTGATTTTACTTCATTATCTACATTGCCATTCAATGGAAATGATGTAATGTATCAAAGGTCTGACTCTAAGTTTGACCAATTTAATGGCAGTAGATTTATTAAAGATATAAGGAAGGTAGACTAATATGCATAGAATAACAGTAGTTGATAATTTTATTTCAGAACAAGATGCTCAAGTATTAATCAATGAAATGAATAACCCATCAGAGCAAAACCCTTATCCAGAATATTATAAACAAAGATACGGCGGTACTGCTTTTCCATATAATAAAACTGTAATGGACTTACTTATTAAATATGGTAACAAATCAAATGAAATGCAAAAAGCACTTAATGGGTATTTAAATGACATATATGTATTTAAAGCATTTGGATCTCATTGGACAGAGGGCACTAAAGGAGATTTACACATAGACGCTCAAGGACCTGAGCCATTTATTGAATGGAGCACTATTATGTATCTCAATGATCCATCAGAATACGGTGGTGGAGAAATTTATTTTCCTAATCAAGGATTCATGTATAAACCAAGAAAACTATCTGCAGTATTTTTTCCAAGTGCTGGAACAGAGTATATACATGGAATAAATATGGTAGAGTCTGGACATAGATATACTGCGTTATATATGCATACATCTCAAAAACAATTTGCTGATAGAGACTTTTTAAAGTTAAAGAATAATCAATAGTAATAGTTATCTATAATATCGACTCTTTGTTTTTCTAAACTTTCCTTTAAGTTTGATGGTATTGACACAGGCTTGTCTTTTTCAAAGAACCTAAATACCAACACATCATAAAAATCATCACCAGAAAATCTTCTGTGTGGTCGCCAATGTAATGTATTTGTTGCATTAAAAAATATTGCCGTATTGTCTTCAAGTTTATATTTGGTCTTGTCAATATAAATTGGCCATATTTTTTTATTAGCATTATTAATTGGAAGACTAAATGCTAAAAAATGCTGTTCATTTATTTGATCTACGTGTGGACCAACTTTTGGATTATCATTTCCACTTTCTGCAGTATATCTATGATATTTTAAAGACGAAGTTATTTGTATTTTTGTTCCTAAAATTTCTTCTGTTTTTTTATATATATGTTCAAAAATATCACCATGTGTTATTGGTGGTATTTCTAAAAGAAACATTCCCATCTTTTCATTTTTATTAAAATCATAATATTTATTTTTGTTATTTTTTATATTGTCATTAATTTTATCTTCAAACTCTTTTACTATTTGCTCTACATATTCTTTTGGCAAAAAATTATCAACAACTGTTGGAGCAAAAGAAGCAATATCAAAATTATTCATACAATTATTATAACAGGTAGTTGAAAAATAATGGCATTAGTGATACAATTATTTTATTGGCTCATAACTCAGTTGGTAGAGTGCCGAACTGTTAATTCGGATGTCCCAGGATCGAAACCTGGTGAGCCAGCCAGGTCCCCATCGTCTAGTGGCCTAGGACGTCGCCCTTTCACGGCGTTAACACGGGTTCAAATCCCGTTGGGGACGCATTAGGCACCAGTAGCCAAGTTGGTTAAGGCACCGAACTCATAATTCGGCTATCGTAGGTTCAAGTCCTACCTGGTGTACATTAGTAATTGGGATTTTCTAATTGGCTTGGTTTATCAAACATTTTGTTTAATATATTATTTTTTAAAGATATAAAAGAATTATCTTCCGTTGATACAAAATCATTGTTTATAATTTCGTGCCAATTAATTTTTTCACCATTGCTGTATATTTTTACATCAGTAATTTTAATAGCCTCAAGTTTTGCTAAATTACCATAGGCCGATCTTGGGAAAAAAGCCAAATTGATTGCATCTTTTAATATTGCTTTATTCATTATTATAGGAACATGAATATCATAATCTATTGGGCTATTGATACCATTTTCCTTTAATTGTCTTAAAGTTAATTCTAGTAATCTTATATATTTGGGAGCCATTCTTAACTCTTTATACCTTGCTATTTTATTTTCTAATAAACCGCCATGGTAATTTTTTAGTTTGTCAATTGGATTTAAAGCAAAAAAATCATCATTCATTAAAATAAAATTATCAGATATATCGTTATTTTCAGAAACAGTTTTTATACAATTTACAATGTTATCAAACTTTCCACCAATATCATCTACAGGGATAAAATCTCCTATATACCAAATTGGCCTATGTCCCACAACCCAGACTCTTCCCTTGGGCATGTTTTCTTCAATTGATCTTAACGAATATCTTAATTCATCGTTATCGCCACTACGACATATATATACATAGTCCATTTTAAAAATTATATCATAGGGTATAATGGGTAATATGGCAAAAATATTAGTTGTAAGCGCTAATTTACCAGAGTGGTCAAAAAACAGTGGGGGAAAAGAAAGAACTGCAACCTTACTTGAATCATTGACTAATCATGAGGTTACGTTCTTATCATTTAATTGGAACAATGAACTAATTGATAAAAAAATAGGTAACAATATTACTTATTTACAGCCACAAATAGGATCTACTATGAATAGGCGTAGAAAAAATCTTATTTCTGATTTTGCTAGCCTTAACCATGATGCTGTTTTTGAAATATTAAAAGATGATTTACATATATTTAGTAAAGTTTTGACAAATTTATCAAAAGAGCATGATATTTTAATTGTTGATCATTACTCCATTTCGCCTCTTGTTAAAAATATTAAAAATATTCCAATTATATACAACTCACACAATGCAGAACTAGAACTAGCAAAACAAGTTCATGGAAATAATCCAGAACTTCTTAGCATAGTTGAAAATATGGAAACTCGTATTTTAAATCAAGCAAAAGAAATTACATATTGTTCAAAATTAGATTTTATAAAATTACAGAATTACTATGGAAAAGATATTTCTGGAACATATATACCTAATGGAACAATTGTTCAACATAAAATTGATTATAAAGATAGACTTAAATCTAGAGATATTATTTTTGTAGGCAGTGGACATCCACCAAACAAAGTAGCAGCAAAAGCCGTAGTTAGTTTTGCCAAATCATTACCAGAATTTAATTTTATTATTATAGGCGGATGCGGTAATGGGATTAAACCTAGTAGTATTTCAAGCAATGTGCATATTACTGGCCATTTAGATGATGAAACTTTAGACAAATATTTTAGAACATCGTTTGCTTTTATAAACCCTATGTCTGGTGGATCTGGGACTCATTTAAAAATGATGAAGGCTCTTGGATATGGCATTCCAATAATAACCTCAACTGTCGGGGCTAGAGGTTTTTCTAACGAAGAAATAAACGAATCAATGCTAATTGCAGATACTGAAGATGAAAATTATAATAAGATTAAACTTTTAAAAAATGAAAATATTTACGCAGAACTATGTAATAATGCATATAAACATAGTCAAACCTATGACTGGAGTTTAATAAAACAGAATTATGCAACTTTTATTGATGATTGCATATCTAAATATGTTGATAAAAAAATAGTAAAAACTCAAACATTAAACAAAAAAGAAAAAATATTAATATGTTCTATTGCAAGAAATGATGAAGATTTTTATACTAATTATTATAACAGAATAAAAACTATGGTTGATTATTTTCCAGAATATGAGTTTTATTTGTCATTATACGAAAATGACTCAACAGATTCTACAAAAAATTTAATTTCAAAACAAGACTATTCTATGTTTGCTGGTGTATCTATTGTCTCTGAAAATATTAATACAAAATTTTATGGCTCAACTAAAGATGAGGATAGGGTAAAAAACCTTGCAATTGCAAGAAATAGAGCAATTGGGGCAAGCAATTTCTTAGATAGTGTAGATTATGTGCTTGTTATAGATATTGATGTTGAATTTAAAATGCCTGCAGTTGCAAAAATATTAAATTTTAAAAACTTAGAGCCTAATTTTGATATAGTTGCAGCAGCAACAATGCGAAAAAAGGTGCTATACGATCAATGGGCTACTAGAGAGGGTCCTGAATACGATAGTGCAATTCAAGAAAATTTTGAAGAATATAGAAAACTTCCATACAAAAAATATTATTCTGTGTCTAGTGGTTTTTGTCTATATAGGGCAGAACCATTTAAGAGTGGTGCTAAATGGAACCATATTAATTATGTAAGTGGTAAGCCAGATTGTGAGATGGTTGTAGTCTGTCAAGATTTCAGCAAAAGGGGATATAATAATATATATATGATGCATGAGGCAGAAATGTTTCACAATCACAAATAAAAGGGGTATTTAAATGTATGAATATAGAATTAAAAAAGTAACAAATGTAGTAGATGGCGATACAATAGATGTAGAAATAGATCTTGGTTTTAGCGTTTCATATGCACAAAGACTAAGACTTGCTGGAATTGATACCCCAGAATCTAGAACTACAGATAAAATTGAAAAGGCTTTAGGCCTTGAGGCAAAAGAGTATTTAAAGTCAAAGTTTAAAGATGCAAAAGACATTGTTGTAAAAACTGAAAAACCAGATAGTTCAGAAAAGTATGGAAGAATTCTTGGTTGGGTTTTTATTGATGGATCAGAGAAATCCGTTAATCATCAAATGATTGAAGACGGATATGCTTGGGGCTACATGGGCGAAACAAAAATAAAAGATTTTGTAGCCTTGTCTGAAGCCAGAAAAAAATCTAAAAAATAAAATTTTTTACGTATGATATAATATATATGTACCTGCTCAAATGGGGGGTACAAATAACTTGCTTAAAAAGGAGAAAAAAATGGTAAGTACATTCGCTATGGATCTTTTTAAGGATCCATTTTTTATTGGCTTCAATCGTGAATTGGAGCGTTTTGGTAATCTACATAAGGTAAATAATCAGTCATATCCACCTTATGATCTTTTAAAACTAGATGAAGACAATTATATTTTGTCTTTAGCAGTTGCTGGTTTTTCTAAAGACAACATTGATGTTTCCGTTGATAACGGTTCACTTGTTATTAAAGGAGAACTTGTAGAGGTTGCTGATGCCGAAATTGTTCACAAAGGAATTGCTGGTCGTAAGTTTACCCGCACATTTGCCCTTGGAGAATATATGGAAGTAACTGGAGCAAAACTAGAAGACGGGTTGTTAACAATTAATATTACTCGTATTGTTCCAGAAGAGAAAAAACCGAAGTCAATTAAAATAAAGTAATATAATATAAATCTGCACCTCTTCATCGAGGAGTCGCAGGTAGTCGGAGAAGACAGCGACGTTAAATAACTGGAGTAGACCTGAGTATGTCCATAAACTGCTCACTTGACTTATATACTAAAAAATGGTAAGATTTATATATGAACTTAGATAATATAATTAAAGAAATTCTAAATGAAACACCTACAAACCTTACTTGGGATGAAGATGGGGTTTGGAAAGGTTGGGGATATAGCCTAGAAAAAAATTGCTATTATTTTGATGATATTGGTAACGAATCATTTACAGATTTATGGTCAAATACTTTTTTAAAACAAGCAGATTCGTGAAATTTTTTTTGCTATGATAGAATTAGATATAAAGCATAGGGGGCATTTTTGGAATCAACTATAATAAAAAATGTTTTTTCTGATGAACAAATAGTCAAGATAAAAACTATTAGAGACAATATAGAGACTATTAGTGTTAGCAAAAGATGGCCAGGCAGAGAAGTAAAACCCTTGCCAAATATTGATTTGCTTCCCGACGAAATAAAAGAAAAACTATCTGATATTGCTTTACACTATTATAAAAAACCTTTAAAATTATATGCAGTTGCTTTTGGTAGATATAGTAAAGAGTTTGGTACTCCAAAACTTGGACCACATATGGATGAGGTTCCCTCTCAATTTACACTAGACTATCAACTTGACGGTAATATATCTTGGCCATTAAACATTGAGGGTAAAGAATATGTTTTAAAAAATAACAATGCGGTTGTTTTTGAAGGAGAAGTCGTTTTACATTGGAGACCAGAAAGAGAGTTTAAAGATGGAGAATTTTTAGATTTAATGTGGTTTCAATTCCTTGATAACGACCACTGGTCGTATAAGTATGAACTGAGGCCAGACTACTCTAATTTTAAAAAAATATTAAAAGAAAAATTAAATAAATGGAAGGATGTGTATAGTGGAATATGAAGTAATGTCTGCTGGCATGGTTTATTACAAAAATGCTATAGAAAAGACAGATGAGGTAATTGGGTCTATTGAATACATGCAAGATCAAATACAGACTGGAATAACAACTGCAGCAAAACCTTGGCATGAATGGAATGGTTCAGATCCAGAAAAAGAAAAATTTTGCAAAAGACATTTTCTGGTAGAGCCTAGTCAGACTAATGTGTTAGATCCACTATACCAACATATTTCTTTTGTTTATGAAAAAATATTTGGTGGTATTGAAAAGGCCTATACGCATTACTCAACAATATTATACCCACACGCCTCTCAAAATATAAAATCTACAGAGGGAATGTTAAGTATTTTAAAATATGGTCAAACTGGATATTTGCCAGAACATCAGGACCAGGGAGTAAGTAGTCGTGTTCTTTCTACCGTTGCTTATTTAAATGATAACTACGAAGGCGGAGAAATTTCTTTTCCACAAGTAAATGTTACAATTAAGCCAGAGGCTGGTAGTGTTATATTTTTCCCTTCAAATTTTGTATTTAGTCATACAGTTAAACCAATTTTAAATGGTTTTAGATATGCTGTTCCACAGTGGTATCATCATTTAAAGGTTCCAAAACATTCGACAGGAGAAGTATAATGCCTGCATATGAGTATGATTGCATGCCTTGTGGAGAAAGATATGTAAAAATTAGGGCAATGTCTGAAACAGATCCAGGCTATAAATGCGATAAGTGTAATCAATCTCTTGTTCGTGTATATTCAAATATTGGGGTAACATTTAACGGGAATGGATTTTATAGAACAGATAACAGAAAATGATTAATCAAATCCCAGAAGGACAGTTGTGTCAGGCATTTGACGCCTTACTAGTCATTCCAGAAAAAGTTTCGGAAATTTTAGAAGATACAAGTAAAGCAAACACATCTTGTGTTTGTCCTGCTTATGTTTATATGGAAGGTTCTCACGGAAAAAGGTTTTTATGTGATTATCATTTTACAATAGAAAAGGCTATTACTAACCATCAAACACCCCATATGTGGCCAAAAATTAGCGAATACGTTATAAATAATATAGAAAATGTAAAAGAAACTTTTCAAAAAGATAACAATACATCATCAGAACTATTAGGCATGCAATGTACAAACCATGGCTGTGAGGCCAAGGCGTATGTAAGATGTATAAGAAATCAAGGAGCAACAGAAGATTACTGTAATTTTCACTATAGAAAAAAGTATTATAGATATCTATCGAATGGGGTACCTCTTGAAACAAAGTATACTATTATAGATGAGAGATATAGAATGGACATTTCTGTAGAAGAAGAAATTGAATCATTGACAAGGCTCTAATACTAGAGTATAATTGTTCTATGACTACTGCGCTTACAGATAAAGATCAAAGAATTGTATTAGATGCCACGCACAGATGTGACAAATGTTCGGCAAGGGCTATGGTTTTGGTTAAGGGTAGGGCTGGTGAATTAATGTTTTGTGCACATCACTATAATAGAATTATGGATAATGCTGTTGGATATGACAAGATGATGAAATTTGCTGTTGAAATTTTGGATAATAGATATAATCTTGAAACTAAAGAAGACTTAGAGGAAGCAATAAAAAGGTAATGTCTAAAAGCAATGACGAAATTATGCAAGAATTGCTTGAGGCTGGGGCACTTGAACTTGAAGGCATAGATCCAGAAACTGGGGAATTTTTATATAGAATTACTGAAAAAATGAAAGATGTTAACAGGGCTTTGTATGATGAGCATATGAATATCATTTATGCAGACACTATGTATTTTTGGGAAAGAGGGTTTTTAGATGTTGATGATTTTACTAGTATAAATCCAATAATTTCTCTTACTTCTAAGGCGTTTGACTCTAAGGCTATATCAGAACTACCACTAGAAAAAGCAGAATTATTTTTACGTATAAGAGAGGCCTTGGGAATACCGAAATAGTGGTATACTGTATTTATGCCAAATCTTAAAGAAGGTGACTGGGCTTTAACTTCTCATGGAGAAGAAGATGAATTTCATATTGGTCAGGTAGTTCATGTAATGAGAGAAGGAATGCTTGGCGTTCCTGGTGGAGAATATACATTAGAAGCAAGTGCAGAAAATCCAGCGGTATTAATTCAATTATATGAACAAGATGAAGAAGGTTTTTGGGAAGCAACAAGAGAATATTCTGCATGCATGATGTCGTTAATGATTCAAATTGAACCACTTCCACAAGAACCAAAGTTAGAAGATATGGATAAATTTGATGGATGTTGTCCAGAAGAAAATATTGAAAAACAGGCGCCATGTTGGGATGGATATGTACAACGTGGTATGAAGCCAGGAGCAAATGGTAAGCCAGTTCCAAATTGTGTTCCAGCAGAAAAGAATAGTGGAATTTGGAGTAACGGTTTTGGTGGTCCAATTAATAAAATAAAGAAAAAAAATCGTGGTAGTGGCAATGTCTTCTGGCCGTTATAAAAGACATGATGGCTTTAATCCCATACAGATTAAAGATGGAAAAGTTGTAAGATTGAGAAAAGACGGAACTGTTAAAACAATTTTAGGAGAGTATGGAAGATATGGCAAAGAAAAAAAATCTGGAGTCAAGTAAAAAAAGTTTAATAAAAACATTAAGTTGGGAAACATTCCACTTAATAGGTGTTGCTGGTGTTATTTATTTGTTTACTGGCGAATGGGAATATGCTAGTCTTGGAGCATTAATTTATATTGCTTGGGAATCATTGGGCTATTATATGCATGAAAGAGTTTGGGCTAAGTATGGAAAGGGAATTAAATAATGCCAGAAATACCTATAGACTCTGATTCTATCTTAAATGTGCAAAATCAAAAATATGCACTTGTTGAAAAAAATTTTTTTGATAATGAAAAAATGTCTCTTTTGTCATGGAATAGAATTTTTAATTTATTTAGAATTGGAAGATCTGGAGATGCCGTCCAATTCCATTCCTTTGGTACCTGTTCAATTAACATAGATAAAATTAACAATGATTCAGAATTATTTACTTTTATTAGAATACATATAATTGATAAAATATCAAAAATATATTCAAGCAATAAAATTTCATCTCAATTGTCTGTAAGTTTTATAGGAAAAAATGAAAATTTGATTAAAGATGATGATGCGCTAGAATTTAAAAAAGTTTTTGAAAGTTTTAATCCATATCCAGTTCCCAAAAATTTTCCACCAAAAGAAATATTTGATCCGCCAACATTTTTTTATCCTACAGACATTTTTTTTGTTCAACTTCAGGGGTCTTCTATTTGGAAAATAAAAGGAACCCTTCAAGAAGAAGAGTATATTTTAAATTCTGGAGACATTATTTTTATTCATAAAAATCTTAATCATTCTGTAGAATATTTATCTCCAGGTAGTATTGCGTCTATATCATTTTCTGACTAGGAAATATCATGCAAAATATTATTCAGCAAATAGGCTTTATTGGCTTGACAGCATTGATTATTTGCTTTATACTATATATAGTTGTTAAAATAATTACTATTATTGTAACGAAAAATACTAAGTCTAAGTTAAAACATAGGCAAAGTGTTATTCATAATATAATTAAAGACGTTTTACCAACTAATGAAGACATTATAAGAAATATATTAATGAATAGGGAAGGGTCAAAACAAAAGAAACAGTCTACTCAAAACTATATTCAAGAAAGCATAAAAGTTGTTGTAGTTGAAGACGATGCATATTGGATTCAAGACAATACTTTTTATCACACAAAAGTTACTGGAGATGGCGAAATTGATCAGTCATCTGCAAAACCAATTGATACAACAAATATGGATGTAGAAGAAATTGATAAACTGATGAAAATTGTTGACAATTTAAGGAGTATTAATAAAAATGATGGTAGTGGTACAGGCAACTAATGAGTTTAAAGACTATACAGTCTTTTTACGTGCCATGGGTGTTGTTTTATCTGGTATGAGCCAAGACGATAACGAATTGGCTATTTATGCTGTTGGATCTAAGGATAGTAAAATTGCAGAGTTTGCTATGGAATTTTGTAATGTATCCGAAAAGGGCATGAAACTAAGAGGAAAAAAGATAAATATGTATAAAACAACAGATGCTTGGATCAATGAATATCTAAAGCAAATGAACTATTTTGCATTTTTTAGTAATACAAAACAATCAATATCAGTCTTAGCCAAAAGGGCTAAAGAACAGGGAGTAGAACTGGGAATATTCCAGTACTAAAGGAGACATATGTTAATAAATAAATTAGAGCAGGCAGAAAAAATTGTTGGCTATAACAAAGATTTAAGATGGGTTGGCTGGAACATTGTTTCAAGAGAAGTTACACCAAACGGATATAACAGCAAGCATGGTTCATTTTTAAATAAAAAATGGGGCATAGATAAAATTTATCCAATTACAGAAAATGGCTGGTATTTACCAAACAAGTATAGGACAAACAATGACTAACTATCAACCATACAAAGAGTATTTTGACAGAATGGGCAGTAATAAAGACAACATTGTTATAATAAATAACTTTATTAATGATGATGACTTAAAATCAATAAACGATTATTTAAACTCATATAAAGATGATGATGAGTTTATGGGTGGAAAAGATTTAAGAGATGATAGAGTAAAAAAAGAAAATCCAGAAGTGGGTAAACTTTTAGATAAATATGAAGAAAAAATATATTCTGAAGCCTATAAACTTTTTACTGAAAAATATGGAATACCTATTATTAGAAAACCAGTCAATCCAACACATTTTGTAAAATGGATTACTGGAATGAATTCTAAATTGCATGCAGATTGTGAAAAACCAGATGGAACACCAGCATACAGTGCAGATTTTTATACATATAATGTTTCAGTATTAATGTATCCAAATGACGAATACACTGGCGGAGAGATTACTTTTCCCGATTATGACATAGTTCTTAAACCAAAACCTGGAGACATGATTTTATTTCCAGGAAATGGTGCGTACAGACATACAGTACAAAGAGTTGAAAGCGGAACTAGATATACTATGCCGTCATGGTATTCTTTTGATGTTAAGCAAGTTGTTAATCCAGAAGGTAAAAGTTATACCTATTTAGATTCCATACAACTTTGGGAAGGTTTGCCAGATTTTGACAAGATAGATCCTGTTGGAATTGATGTTAGGAAATATCTTGATGAAAAGCCATAAATGGAAAGATAAAGCACTTTGTTTGGGACAAGAAACCAACTCTTTTTTTGAAAAATATGAAGAGGGAAGTATAGAATATAAAGCCAATATGGATCAATTATGTTTAAACTGTCCAGTATTAAAAACATGTTTTGCCGTTGGTGTATCTGGCAAAGAGTATGGCCTTTGGGGCGGTATTTATTTAG